TCGTAAGGACATACTTGGGTTCCTACCAGAAATGATGCAGAAGATTTACGATGAACGGACCATATACAAGAAGAGAATGCTTAAGTCTAAGCAAGCTCTTGAACATGCCACCACATCTACAGAGACCTTGGCATTACAAAAGGATATTTCAAAATTCAACAATATCCAAATGGCAAGAAAAATCCAACTCAACAGTGCCTATGGTGCCATCGGAAATCAATACTTCCGATATTACAATCTGGCAAATGCTGAAGCGATTACCCTCTCGGGTCAAGTCTCGATTAGATGGATTGAGGGAAAGGTAAATGCTTATCTAAACAAACTACTTAAAACAGAGGATCATGATTATGTTATTGCTTCCGATACTGACAGCATCTATATCTGTCTTGATTTACTTGTCCGTTCTGTATTTCCTTCACAAGATGTTCCTACAGAGAGGATTGTCAACTTTCTCGACTCTGCCTGTAAAGGACGAATAGAACCATTCATTGAGAAATCGTATCAGGAACTAGCAGATTACGTCGGTGCTTACGACCAGAAGATGGTCATGAAGCGAGAGAACATTGCCAACAAAGGTATCTGGACTGCTAAGAAGAGATACATTCTTAATGTATGGGATAGTGAGGGTGTTCGTTATGAGAAACCTAAACTAAAAATCATGGGTCTGGAAGCAGTTAAGTCATCTACTCCTGGTGCATGTCGTACTGCGATTAAAGAATGTATGATTGTTATTGTGAATGAAACTGAAGAAGCAGCACAAAAATATATTGCTGACTTCAGAGATAAATTCTCTTCGTTGCCAGTTGAAGACATTTCATTTCCGAGGGGGTGTAATGGAATAAATAAATGGTCTAATCCCACAACGATCTATAGTAAAGGCACACCTATTCATGTGCGTGGTGCGTTGCTTTATAACTTCCATAACAAGAAGAACAAACTAACTCATAAGTATCCTCTGATACAAGATGGAGATAAATTGAAGTTTGTTTACTTAAAGACTCCCAACAAAATCGGTGAAAATGTTATTAGTTATTTGAATACATTTCCCAAAGAGTTAAACCTTGACAAACAGGTAGACTATGACCTACAATTCTCAAAGTCTTTCCTAGACCCTATCAAAGTTATTATGGATACGATTGGATGGAAATCAGAAAAAATGGCAACGCTGGAGTTTTTATTCGGATGAAAAAGACAAAGTTTATGGTGACCTATCAGAAAGCATTTAGTGCTGGTGCTGCCAGAGAAGAAAAACTTTTTGATGAACTGACAGATGCTCAATGGTTTGAGCGTGCTATGAAACGCTCGCAACACATCACAACATTATTAGAGGTTAAAGAGTGAATTTTCTTAAAGATGTAGTAAAGGAGATCGGCAATGAGTATGCAGGATTGGTCAGCGATGGTGTTGCTGCGGGAGATACCAGTGGTTTCATTGATACTGGCAGTTATATCTTTAACGCTCTGGTATCTGGCTCAATCTACGGTGGTGTCCCTGGAAATAAGATTACCGCTATTGCAGGAGAGTCTTCTACTGGCAAAACTTTCTTTTGTCTTGGGATTGTACAGCATTTTCTCGACAGTAATCCTGATGCAGGTGTAATTTATTTTGAGTCTGAGTCTGCTATTTCTCGTCAGATGATTGAGGATCGTGGCATTGCATCAGACCGTATGATGATTGTACCTGTATCTACAATTGAAGAGTTTCGTACACAGTCTTGTCGTATCCTTGACAAGTACATGGAGCAAAAAGAAGATGAACGTAAACCTTTGATGTTCGTTCTTGATTCCTTAGGTATGCTTGCCAGCAATAAGGAAGTAGAGGATGTGGCGAACGATAAGCAAGTTCGTGATATGACTAAGAGTCAATTGATTAAGGGTGCCTTCAGGGTGCTCACACTCAAACTAGGCAAGGCAAACGTGCCCATGCTGGTCACTAACCATACCTATGATGTGATTGGTTCTTATGTGCCTATGAAAGAAATGGGTGGTGGTAGTGGACTGAAGTATGCATCTTCTACAATCATCTATCTGTCTAAGAAGAAAGAGAAGGATGGTACTGAGGTTGTTGGTAACATCATCAAATGTAAAGCACAGAAGTCACGTCTGACTAAAGAGAATAGTTTGATTGAGACACGTCTATATTATGATCGTGGTCTAGACAGATACTATGGTCTGCTAGAACTTGGTGAGAAGCATGGAATGTGGAAAAACGTTGCTGGTCGTTATGAAATGGATGGTAAGAAAGTCTATGCTAAGGCAATCTTGAAAGACCCAGAAACATATTTTACTCCTGAAGTTATGCAGGCATTAGATGAAGCAGCAGCAAAGGAGTTTCGTTATGGCAGCTAAACTTGTAGATTATATTAAAACGTATAATGGATTGGTTGATGAACAGTTTTGTAAAAATGTAATTCAAACATTTAGTAAATCTGATTACGAATATATTGATAGAGAGCAGAGACCTTCCTTCACTGAATTAAATATATCTCGTCGTTTTTTAGATAAAGATCTTAACTGGATTGATATTCAAAATAAGTTGACTGAGGTATTCATTGATGCAGTAGAACTGTACATGAATGATTTGGAGTTAGGTCCAGACTTTCCTGAGAAATATGCATTTGAGGAACATCGTCTTAAGATGTACCACCCCAATGGGTATGATCAGTTTAAAGACCATGTTGATGTTGGGGACTATAAGTCTGCTAGGAGATTTCTAGTTTGTTTTCTATACTTGAATAATGTGTCTGAAGGAGGGGAGACATCTTTTCCTAAATTGGACTACCAAATTGCTCCAGAGTGTGCTAAGATACTGTTGTTCCCTGCTACCTGGCAGTGGAGGCACGCAGGTCTTCCTACGGTCTCTGAGAACAAGTATATCGTTGGAACCTACCTGCATTACGTTTAATGAATTTAGAAGTAACTATTCTCAGTAACCTCATCTATAACGAGAGGTATACACGCAAGGTACTTCCTTTCATCAAGTCAGACTATTTCACTGCTCGTGAGCATAAGATTATATTCTTAGAGATTCATGAGTACGTTAGTCAATATGATGCGTGCCCCAGTCTGAATGCAATTGGTATAGAATGTCAGGAACGAACTGACCTTACCGAAGACCAGTTTAAAGAAATTATTGGAGTTTTAAATGTCCTTTCCGATGATCCCTCAGAGCACGATTGGCTCGTTAATTCTACGGAAAAGTGGTGTCAAGAGCGTGCGATCTACTTATCTCTTATGGAGAGTGTCAAGATTGCTGACGGTCAAGATACCAAGAGGGATAAAGGTGCTATTCCTTCGATCCTTTCGGAGGCACTTGGAGTATCCTTCGACCAACATGTAGGACATGATTATGTCTCAGATGCTGAAGCAAGATACGAGTTTTACCATAAGAAAGAAAACAAGATTCCTTTCGACCTATCGTTATTCAACAAGATTACGAAGGGTGGTCTTTCTAACAAGAGTCTCAACATTGCACTTGCTGGTACTGGTGTAGGTAAGTCTTTGTTTATGTGCCACTGCGCTGCAGCGGCTCTCCTACAAGGTAAGAATGTTCTCTACATAACAATGGAGATGGCAGAAGAAAAGATTGCAGAACGTATTGACGCTAACCTACTTAACGTCAATATTCAGCAACTTGGAGATCTTCCAAAAGTAATGTTCGATAAGAAGATTGCAAGTCTTGCTAAGAAAACTCAAGGCAAATTAATCATCAAAGAATACCCTACGGCATCTGCACATGTGGGACATTTTAAATCTCTTGTTTCTGATCTTGCTCTTAAGCGGAGCATTAAACCCGATATTATCTTCGTGGATTACCTTAATATCTGTGCTTCCGAGAGATATAAAGGGAGCATTGTCAACTCCTACACATACGTCAAAGCAATCGCAGAAGAACTTAGGGGTTTTGCTGTGGAGTGTAACGTTCCTATTGTCAGTGCTACGCAGACCACTCGTTCAGGTTTTGGTAGCACTGATGTTGACCTTACTGATACTAGTGAATCCTTCGGTCTCCCTGCTACTGCTGATCTTATGTTTGCCCTTATTAGTACGGAGGAGCTTGAGGGAATGAATCAAATCATGGTCAAGCAATTGAAGAATAGATACAACGACATTACTACTTTCAAGAGATTTTGTATAGGTATTGACAGAGCGAAGATGAGGTTGTATGATGTTGAGGAATCTGCTCAAGACGACCTTGTTAATTCTGGACAAGGAACCGAACCTCAACAGATTGATTTAGTTAAAAAATTTACTGCCAAGAAAACATTTCAAGATCTTAAGTATGATTGATTTTATTAAGTATGCCCAATTTGTATCTGCGGTCACGTCGGAAGAAAGCAAAGACTATACTAGTTTTGCCAACCGAATCTATCAACTTGCAGAAGACGGAGTTCCAACCGAGCGATTGCTTACTGCTTCTGTAGGTCTCTGTGCAGAGTCTGGTGAGTTCACTGAGATTGTAAAGAAGATGGTTTTCCAAGGAAAACCTCCTAGCGAAGAAAACTTCTATCATATGAAGCGTGAACTGGGTGACATCATGTGGTACTTCATGCAAGCATGTTTGGCACTCGATGTTTCTCCCGAAGAGATTGTTGAGATGAATGTTGAAAAACTGAAAGCACGTTATCCTGGTGGTGAGTTTGATGTTCACTACTCAGAGAATCGTCAGGAAGGTGATCTCTGATGGACGGAGCAGTACACGCTTGGAATTCTATGTCCTATGGAGAAGGATTTCTTTTCTCTGTCTGGATCTTAGGAATGTATTATGTCAAACTAAAAATGGATAAGAGGTTTGGACGATGAATCTTACACAAGATGAACTTTGGGAAACAATTCACACTCTCGGTTGGAATGTCAGAGAAGACAATATCGTAATCGAGATTGGTGGTACACAGGTATCTGGCATCTACCAAGGTGAAGATTACAACAAGAAGTGGGCAGCCCAATATGGGGATCGTAAGTATAACAAGGATGCATTCATTGTTATCAAGAACCTCTCACGAAACGACGACACAAAATCACAACCTATGGATAGGGAGCACGCACCACATCATGGAACCCCAACTACCGCAACGACAACCCGAGACACCCCAACAGAAGAGGGAGTTTCGTCAGACAGTAGTGCAAATACAACTGAATAACATTTGCCAATGTTTAAGTGGTAAATGGTATAGAACTCATTACTGGGATCCTGAAGGAAACCGAACGGATAAATTTGTAATTGAGTTTCCTCCTGAAGAGTTTGACGATATCTGATGTTTAGCCTTTGGATTCACATAAGAGCATTCTGTTCTGTTGTACTAGTGAGTTGTGCTCACCCTGTCAACTGGGAGCAGTGTATTCGTGTGGACCAATGGTTATTACCTGAGGTTGTCCAGGGTTATAAACTATGGACAGGACAAGAAAAAATCTATGAAAAAGAAAAGGATTATCTAAATAGTCTGGAAGACTTATCAGAGTAGAATGACAGTCGCATCGGATCTTAAAGACAATCTGGATAAGGTTTTCAAGGAATCTTATAGTCTTGAAAAATTTTTTAAATCTGTATCTGCATCTGGAGATAGAGAAATTGATACTTGGGATTCAACATCTACAGAAATGGTGAAGATTCCTTCTGGTGCTAAGTTAATTTTAATTCCTCGTATCAAAGTAAAGACTGAAAGAAATTGGTTGCGCGGAAAGATTAAAGAATTTTGTGAAGAGAATCAACAAGATATTATTACTAATATTCGAGAAGTTTTAAAACTTGAAGGTATATACGAATGGAAGTTTTTTGAAGATGTTATTGCAGGAACTGGATTAAAATCCTTTATCATTACTGGTACTGTTGAGGGAAAATCTAGACCAACTGTTACAATTGCATTTCAATCTAAAGGTCTTTCTAATGGTGCTGGTGGTAAGAGAGAAGATCCTCATGAATTGATGACTGCATGTTTGATTCTTTCAAAAATGAAGATCGATCTCAATGCTATTAATGGCAAGAAAGATGGTGAAAGGTATGGTGCGTATAAACAAATTGTAGATAAGTTGGCAACAATAGCACCTAAGATTGTTGGTGCTGCAGGATTAGGAGGATTTTATATTGACCCTAAGGATAAGAAGGAACCTGATCTTGTTAACTTAGCAAAAGCAGTCTCTGTATCAAACTATGTGATTGGTTTGCTTGGTGATGCTAAGGTAGATGCAGTTTGGCAGACAGGAACAAAGTGGGCACAGGAGATTAAAAAATATGATGTTGGACCAAGTACAATTAAAAATTACAACTCGTCTGATATCATTGTAAAATTTACCACTGCTGGAAAGAATGGTGCCACCCATTACTGGGGTCTGTCACTTAAGAAAGCAGGTATTAGTGATCCAGAACCAACACTATTAAACAAACCTGCATTTGGTTCAAAGGGATTTATTCAACAAAAAATTAAACCCGCCGATTCAAAGAAAGTTGAGGATGCTAAGAAGAAATTTTTTGTTGGTGCTTTAAAAATTAAAACAGGAGCAACAACTATCAAGAACAAGAAGATTGATAGTATGCCAATTAAAGAAGTATTAAAAAATGCAAACAATCTTTTCACCGATACGAAAGAAAAGAGTGAGATGCTAACAGGACAGGGAAAGTATCAACCAAACAAGAACATCTACTTTGAAGAAATGCATAAGGCATTTATGAAGTTTGATAATAATAGAGAGTTCTTTGAAGAGTTTCTAGATACTATCTTTAAAATTAACTTACAAACATATGTGCAAGATGCTTCATTCCATTTTAGTTTAATCACTGGACGTGGTGACTATAAGGATGGGAAAATTTTAGAAGTAGTAAAACCTAGTGAGAAGGAAGGTAGAACTACTTCTGAAGTATTTCGTCTAATCTTTGGAGACTCTGATAACACTCAGTTCCGATTGATTCCAAATAGGACTAACACTTCAAACGCAAAGAAGATGGCATTTGAAGAAGGTGCTACTGCTGCAAAACTTTTTTATGAAATGGCAATCGGACCTAGGAATAAAGAGCATAGTATTGTAATGCTAGAAGTAAGATATAAGGGAGCATTAACATCTGAACCTCAGTTCCAGGTATTCATGAGTACAAAGAAGAATGGGTTTTCAGATTTGTATAAAGCATATGTGAAAAAGAATAAGATCGAACGCTGGTGACACCCTAAGAACTGTCACACCCCTGGTTGCGACTGCCTTCTGCCATGCTATAATATGTGTATAGACAAAGGACGAATGCCAAACAAACACCTTGAGCACCTAGAGGATTCCATCTTTGATGGTCGTCGCGTTGCTCTTGCTGCTGTCAAGCAAGCACTGACTGTTAAGAAGGTCAGCGTCAAGTGGGATGGTGCTCCCGCTATCGTGTTCGGAACT